GATCAGGATGGTGTCACGCTTGCTTGAGGGATCAAGCAAAGCCATGAGCTGCGCATCAGCGTAGCGTTGTGGCTCTGGTGTTGGGTTGTTTGGCATATTAGATAAAGCTGGCCAATGCACCAAGCGCTGCACCAGTGCCACCAGCTACTCCCAAAGTGCCAGCCAATTGCGATCCAGCCAATGCACCGCCTAATAGGCCAGCACCGACATTCTGGCTGTACGGGGTTGTGGCCTGCATTCCAAGGTTGGCCGGTTGAGCGCCAAGACTTGATTGAACAATGCCCAAACGCTGCAAGCCAATATTTCGGATTGCATCCATTTGTTGCTGCTCCAAAGCCTGACGCGCACCGCCAGCACCCATGACCGCTTGAGCGCCACCAAGACGCAATGCTTGTTGTTGTGCAGCCAAATTACCCAGCTGGCTTGCACCACCTAGTCTTAATTGCGCACCTTGCAAGCCTGCTTGCTGATTGGCAATGTCGGCTGCTGATCTACGGCCAATGTCGGCCTGCTGCATGGCCATTGCCTGATTGAATGCTTGCTCGTTAAGTTGAGTGCCAAGAGTGCCTGCCTGCTTGGCAAAACCAAGATTGGTCAAAGACTCAGCCACACCTTGGCGTGATCCACCAAATGCACGGGCTTGTGTAGCACGTTCACCAGTCTGCTGGATGGCAGCGCGTCTTGCAGATTCCAGATCAGCCAATGCGTTTTCACGCACCAGGCTAGTATAGGGATTCATGTAACTGCCAATTGAGCCTGGACCTTGTCCCATGCTCAAGTTGGTCTGCTGCGCTTGAATTTGTGCAGGCTGATAGACACCGCCATACGCGGCCATCTGCGCTGCCAAGTCTGTGCCACTGATTCCTGGGCCAGCAAGGGCCGTGTTGACCAGAGCTTCCTCGCCTGCCTGATACAAAGGGTTATAGCCAGCAAACTGCTGAGTCGGCAAAGCGCCAGCGACCCCTTGGGCCTGCTGAAAGTTGGCCAAGAATGCTTCTTTGATCTGTGGATCAATGGAGCTTGTCGATGTTGTTGTTCCACCTTTTGACATATTGCCACCTTATCCGAGTAAAGATTTCATTTTCTTGGCAGGCACTTTGCCTTCATTGATCATGTCCAGTAAGCCCTTGCCATACTTATTGACTGAAGACTTCTTGATCACATATTCGCCCATGTCAAGATTGACAGCGCCATCATCTGGACCAGGAGGATTTGGTCCAAACATTAGACCGCCATGAACCATTCCACCTTTAGCCAAGCCATCACCACCACCGCCACCAGAAAGGTCTACACCACTATTAGTTCTAGCAGTTTCAGCAGTTTCAGCAGCCAACTTGGCCACAGCATTTGCTTGGGCAATTTGGTTGTATAAATTCGGGTCATAGCCACCCATTGGGGTGTTGGATGCCACACCCATATATGGGTTATATGGACCAGCGGGTCTCATCTGGCCCATGATCTGTGAGTATGGTGAGCCAGTGCCGCCCACCACATTAGGGTTGTACTGAGCGCCAATTGGGATTGATGTGTAATTCTGAAAGCTCTGTGGGAATCCCTGAGTTGCATTGGCAAATGGGCTTGTGCTTGGTGCAGACCTTTGCTCAAACTGGCCATATTTTGCAAAATGCGCAGCTGCAAATTGCTCTGGTGTCATGCCGTAATTGTTGGTCAAATAAGACGCAGCAACATCAGGATTGAGCTGGAAATATGGCAGTGCAGCGCCTGTGTTTGTTCTATTAACAACTGGTGTCACTGGTGTCACTGGTGGTCTAACCACTGGAGTAACTGGCGGAATAATTGCTGGCGCGCCAGTGGGTGAAATACGCTGCTCAAACTGGCCATATTTTTGATAATGCGCATCAGCAAATTGCTGTGGCGTTAACCCGTAATTGTTGATTTGATATGAAGCTGCAACATCAGGGTTTTGCGTGAAATAAGTTGGCAATGCTGGGGCCGCTGGCGCAGCTGCTGGTGATGGCAATGGCGTAACAGTAGTTGGGCGAGTTGTTGTTGGCACAGTTACTGGCGTAACCGCAGCAGCAGTTGGCGCGGCCCTTTGCTCTGCTTGGCCATAAAGTGCAAAGTGAGTGTCAGCAAATTCCTGTGGCGTTAAGCCATAGGTGTTTTCTTTGTATGCAGCCGCAACATCTGGGTTTTGCGCAAAATATGCTGGTAATGTAGCCATAGTCTTTCCCCTATAAATCTTTTGCAAGTACAGCCCACTGTGGACTGTAGCCTTCGTCTTTTAAAAATGTCTTTGCCCAGCCTCTTCGGCCTGCCAAAGTCACCCTGGTGCAGCCAACAGACTTGCCCCAGGATTCGATCAATGGTCTCATCCGTGAGAGTTCATCTAGGTCGCCACCAGCCAGAAAATAATGCAAATTCTTTAGCCTGGGATAGACAATGATCTCTGTCAACACCACCGAGTCTTTGGCTGGCCACAGCTGTAATCTGTGATCTCCGACCATCTCAGCGACATCGTCAAAATTATGTGTGCCTCCACTATATTCTAAGGCAGCCTCCACATGGTGGCGTAGCCTATCCAAATGTTCTTGGTCGCTCATCGCTTGCCACTTGGGACTGCATCAAGCCGCATTACCCCAATTCGCCAGTCGGCCAAAGTGTTGCCAGTCACCTTCATGTTGACTTGGCGCGCTGCAAACCGGACATCGGTCGGGTTGGCTGCCGTATAGGGTCCAAATGTGGATTGTGTGCCAGTGGGGTAATTACGGGTTTTGAATGAAACCACCGCCTCACCCAAGGTCTGCTCGTCTGGGATCACTTGCCTGACAGACATGATGTTGTCGCCATTGCCCAATTGCACTGGGCCAGACTCGGCATAGAGACTGGCGCTGTCATAAGCAAAACCGACCTCATGCTCGTAAATGTAGCCATCTGTGGACACGGCCAAGGGGTTGGCAAACACGCCAGCATCAGTGCCAGCAGTTCTGGCCAATGTGCCTATGTTCCAGTGGTTTTCTCTGTAGTTATAGGTGACATAGCTGTCATTCTCATTGCTGCCACTGCTGGGGTAATACCACCAAATTTCACCAAATTTACTGTTATGGACCGCATAGACCTTAGATGACTGATTGAAGTTGATATTGCCAAAGACATAGTCCGACACATCACTTGGCAGTGGTTTGACATACCCGTCATATATCCAAAAGCCTGCCTTGCTCATCCAAATGGCCGCAGTGTCAATGGCCGCCACAGACTGGGCTGAAATGAGACCGCAGCCAGAGCCAGCCTTCTCAAATCCATAGACAAATGGTGCGCCAACATACTGGGCCGTGTGGACATCCACATCTGTAAACAGTAGGTTTACACCCTTAACGCGCTTACCGGCCAAAAGTGTGCCAGGCGTGGCCAGCTCATAGTCGCCTGCCTGGTTGTCGCCTGCCGGAGTCCAAACTGTATTGTTCTCTTGGTCGCACCACTGCACTTTGCGTGGATTGCCACCAGCGCCAAGGGCAAACATGATGCGCTCGGCAGTGACTAAAACCGCCTTGTTGCCCGTTGGGGCATTGGTGATTGCTGCTGCCAGTGTGGGCGTTGTGAAGCCCAATTGCCACTCATAGAGCTTGCCATCGGCATTGGAGCAAGCAATCAAATACTCACCCCATGTATCCATGGACCATGTTGTGGCCGGAGTGACTAATCCAGTGTCTGGCCTTGCTGTGCCATAGGCCAGAGTGCCATAGGTGCTGTAACCATAGCCAGTCTTTGACAATGAATCTGCAATGCCAGCTGTGAATCCAGTTGGTGTGATTTCTTTGAGTGTTCCAGTTTCATTCATGGCATAGAGCTTTGTGTGCGTTCCAGCAGCAATCCATCGATTGGCACTGTTATCGCGCCAAGTGATAAAGCCTCGGCACAGACCAGACATCTGGCCAGAAGCTCGTTTTCTCCAGCCACCCATGGGCCGCAGAGTGTTCTCGTACCAGCGCACAAGGTTTGCGTCATACCACCGGCCTGCTGCCTGGTACTCAGTGCCGTTTCTGTAAATGCCTGGGGGTAATTTGAGTGGTAAGTACATGGCTATATTGTTGGTAAGTTGGACACAAAGCTCATTGTGACAATGGCTGATGGTACTGCTGGCCGTGTTGGGCTGGTGCTAGCGTCGAAATGCTCAATACTTACATCAGTGCTGGTGGTGCGCCACATAATTTCAACATAATCGTTGGCTGCCAGGCTTACAAAAAAATTCATGGCTGCAATCAAATGGCTTGGGTCGCCTGCCGATTTTCTTTGTGACAAGTGAAATCTGCTGTTTGAATTGGCAATGTTTGTCCCATTCTTGCGAAACCAGATATCAAAATCGTGACCATCATTGCTGGTGTTCTTAAACTGAATGGAAAACTGCAAGTTCCAGATTCCGGCATCGGCCACAGTGATCCGAGAGTTACTGGCAATTGTCACGCCATTGGAAAAGTCTGTCGTGTTGAATGTGACCGCATAGGCCGTGGTGGTGTTGGCGGCCACCTGGTCGGTTGAGTCTTGAAATGCCCCATGGGGGTTGTTCATAAACTTACCAC